GGAGGGTAGCCTGTACTCTGATCTCTCAAAATACAGGCTCTCACTTCGTTAGACTGGCATCCAAGTGGTAGGTCTTAAGTCTTTTTTCGGTATCCGATAAGCAGGAGGTCTATCTGGATTGCCGAAATAGGAGAGGTATTGTTTATCTTTAGCTTGTGTACCTTCAATCCATCCATGTATTGTAGCTTGGTAGAAGTCACCTTTTTTTATAATCTCAACCAATACATACTTATGTTTACTAGGATCAGCAGGTCTAACTATTAAGTCCCTGTTATTATTACTGCCTACTGTACGAACCTGCCAGTTGATTCCTATGTCAGCTTCCTTGAACGTGTTAACAGACATCGGAAAGTATTTACCAGTAGCCTTGGCAAATGCTATCTCTCCTAGCATACCATAGAAATTATCCTGTAAGTCCCTACCTTTATATCCATGCTTATCTTGCATGCCTTTACGTAGGGATTCGGTGTGACGTAAACCTACTAGGTGAATAGCAACAGATACTTCATACCAAGTTAATGTTACAGAGGATTTGTGGTTTTGACCAGACATAGAATCTCCTGTTCTTATAGTTATAGGGTATCTACTCAATTATTTCTCCATGTATATATCCATCTTACCATTGGATATAGAGCCATATCCACCGCCTGCTTTCATACGCATTAGGTCTGCCAAAAATTTGACGCATATAGTTACGGTATGGTTAGCCTTTTTATCTGTATTTTTACTGGTTGCTTCTAGTTGCCACAGCATATACTGTAGGGGTATTACCACTTCCCAGTATTTCCAATGGCTCTGCCTGTAGATTAACACAGGTATAGCGTTCAATGCGTGTTCATCATCATTAGCTTGGCGTACTGCCTGCTTCCACCACTCAGTTACATTAGCCTGAGTTACCTTACGATATAGCTTGACTTCTACAAAGTAAGTAAACTCATCTATTGTTATCTTAACATCACAGCCACCATCCCTAGACGCACCTAGTTCTCTGGTAATAGGTTCGCCTAGATACTTGCTAAGTATATGACATACTTCTCTTTCTCCACGCTTACCCTTATCTCTACTGTTCGTCATACAATACCCTCCAATGTTATACGTTGTCTTGCTCCATCAAAGTTAGACTTGAACTTACAAGCCTCACCATTACGATTCTTCTCTAGCGATATAATATTTTCTCCTTCCCTAGTGGTATACATATTAATAAAACAATCACATATACGACTCAACTCTAGTGTGCCTGCTACTCTACCAAGACCGCCAGCCGAGCCTAGTCCATTGTTATATCCTTCCCTGTTTTGTTGGGCTACTACGATAAGGTGAATGCCTAAACGTGTAGTGACATTCTTTAATTCCTTAACATATTTCTGTAGTTTAATCCAATGCTCCATGTTGTATTCATCACGCTCACTAGCAATCTCACCTAAGTGATCTATTACTACAACTCTGACGTTGTTACAGGTAGCGTGTTCTTGTATCAAAGCCATTGTAGTACCTAGGGTTTTAGGTTCGTTGCCAGTAATGATTAAGTTCTTACGCTCTAACAATCCTAACCTAGCATCGTTATAAGCCTGTGCATTTTCTCTACTACGAAACTTACGGTTATATATTTCATCGTAGGTTACACCAGAAGCCATAGCTAATATACGTCTAGCCAACTGCTTACGATTCATCTCATAGTTTATATACAAGACACGCCCATCGTATCCGTTGCTGGCTATATGGACTACCCAATTAAGGGCAAGCATAGATTTACCATGACCTGTAGGTGCAGAGATAACATTGATATCCTGTAAGCCGTGCATCTTAAGGTCTAGTAATGGCATACCTATAGCTGGGCCATCGTAGTCGTTAGCCTTACGTTCTCCTGAATCCATCTCATCCTGTATTTCTCCTAACCATTCATCTGGTTCTGATACACAAGATTCGTTGAATAGGAAATCACGTGATCTAAGTATGTCTGTAGATTCTTGCTGTAATAAACTAATAACATCAGAGGAGTCTGAGTTATCGTTAAGGGAATTCTGTGCTTTAGCACATAGGCTAGATATAAGCCTCTTAGAAGAGAACTCCTTTAGTAACTTACAGGCTTGTTCGTTGGGTATGGGTTGTTCGTAAGCATAGTCTTGTATCTCTCCCAGTATTTCCTGATGCCTTTGCTGGTTAGAGAAATTAGACTTGATGGTTATGTAGTCTAAGTCACCGCCTAGTTTGAATGTGTCACGCATCTCTGAGTATATTTCTCTATGGATACGGTAGTAGAAATCATCTACACCTACCCTATCCAGAAAGAAAGAGGACTCTGATTTATCACGCATCATAGCAGACAAGATGACACGCTCTACATCTCTGTCTGCAAACGTAGCGGAGAATATATTGTCTAGCTCTGACATATTATCTCCTGTTTGCGGAAAGGGGCATAGCCCCAATCCACATTATAATTAATAATAATAATTATATTATATATATAATAATAATAATAATAATAATAATTATGTCGTAATGGGTGCGGTAAATTTACAATCTGGGTAATTAGGACACGCCCAGAAACTACCGAATTTCCCATTCTTCGTAACCATAACAGCACCACACTTCTTACATACTTGGTCTGGATGGACACCCTCATTAAACCTTGGTTCGGGTGTACCCTCTGGCGGTACTGGCGAAGCATTAAAGACTTCTGTTGCTACGTCTATAATGTCCTCTTCATCCAGACCAGTACTAGCAGGCGTTTCTGCTTCTGCTTCTAGCTGTGCCTCCTCTTCCCTAGTCCATAGCTCTATACCACAACCAAACATGGCAGCGTTCTTACATAAGCAACGCATCTGAGCATTATGTATATCCCTAGCACTAGGCTTTAGATTAACAGTTGTAAATGTCTTACCATATATAGGTGATGTCATGGAACGTGTAGTACCAAAGCAAGTAATACTGGTCTTAACAAAGAAACCAGTTTCCTTATCACCCATGTATGGTCGTTCAGTTTCGCATTGGATACCACCTTGGTTCAGCTTAAGAACATAGGTATGAAAATCATAGGTTGCACTAGGGCAAGACCTAAAGAACCTATCCATTACGTTAGGCCAAGGTATGTAATCCATACCCATGTTGCCCTTGTTTTTAATACACTTAGCTATATCTTCTCTAAAGTCTTTTGATTGGAAGGTAGTGTATAGCTCCGCTAACTTCTTCTCACTAGATTTTTCTGGCATTCTAACTCCTAGTCTAAGGTTAATGTAATACGAATAACTCCTTTATGATCTGTTAACTGTATGTCATTCCTGTTGAAGTACATCAAGAGAGTGCCATCGTTGTCCTCATCTACTGCTTGCTTCATGTTCTTGATAAACTTCTCTAGGTTCATAACGTGCAAACCTACAGCTACAGGGAATGTACCTAGATGTTCAGGCATAGACTCCCCTTCGTAGTCAGGATGACTACCGTTGTTACCACTCATATGTACCCTCCTAGTATTTAGCTTTTAATAAAAACCTACGTGACGGTGTATATGCTTTGGTATGTTGAACTTCTACCGTATCAAATGCACCAGTAAGCTCAGACTGTTGATCTCTTAGAACCTTCTTAAAGCTCTCAACAATACCCTTGTAATCAGTCTTGACTTTAGCTCTAGGTGACTTGAATGATGCTAACTCCTCACCCTCTTGACTGATTAACTTACCTGCGTTACCCATGTGCGACTTAATGAGATTCTTAAGTGAATCTTCCTCCTCTTCCAATGGAGTTTTCTGCATACGCACATCATATAAACGCCTAACAGCAGCGTCTATAGTGCCACTACTCTGCACCATGTCCATTGTATTAGTAGGGTAAAGTAACTTAAGGTCAGCCTCACTAGGCTTCTCTATATGGGGCATAGTATTGTTCTCTAAGCATGACCAGAAATCCTTGACTTTAGCTAAGACTTTAGTCTTGGTATCTGAATCAATATAGAGATCATGTACCAGAATAGGATCAGTAGATAAACGCAAGTGAGGTGCTAACCCCACTAACTTCCAATGATCTATACCCGTAACAATAGAATACCAAACGACTTGGTAGTATTGCCAAGGCGGTACATCATCGTTAGCCCAGTACTTACGGTACATACCTTCGCTAACAGTCTTGATCTCTATGCCTGACACCTCATAGTGATCTGGTACACCTGTCTGAACGAAGCCATCAGGATGTGCATACGCCCAATCATATGGTACTGTTTGTTGACCAGATAAATCAGCCATCAAGGTATCTCCACCACGTATAATCTTAGGCTTATAAAGCACGCCATCGTTATAATCTGGGCAGGGTACATAATCAGTTTCATCGTTCAAGGGTATGGCATCAGGGTCGAAGTAGAAGTTGTTGTCTTTAGCATACTTCTTTGCTATAACATCTTCGAGTATATGACCCCATTCCATAGCGTGATTGAAGACAGGGGGAGGGACTTCCCCCTTCTTCTCCTTGTATAGTTTAACTATACTACAATAGGGATTAGCTCCCATGATTGCACCAACATCACTACCTCCTATGCCCTTACGTCTTTCTTCGGGTGTTAGAAGCATATTTCTTTCTCCTTTGGAATAATGGTTTCATGTAGTTTACTGACCATTTCAATCTGACGGTTAGGGTTATATTTTTTAGCGACAGTATTAAAGGCATTATACAACCGCCACCCATTCCACTCTCTAGCGAACTCAGGGTGCGTAGGATTCTGCCAAAACTTATCAACCATACCCAAGTGTGACCAAGGTAGTAAGTTGGTTCTGCCTGCTCTCAGGTACGTGTCAGCTAATCGGGTATCCGTGATAACTCTGGACTTGAGTTGATCAACCATGTTACCTAACTCTGGAATCTTCTCTAGGTATTTGAGTAGACCAACACCTATTAAATCTTTCAGAGATGCCACGTTGCCAGAGGTATGCTTATAATTAAAAGCAACCTCACCTGTAATAGCCATGTTGTCACACACAAAACAGTCACCGCCTACAGTAGCCTTGGCTGCGAACATACTAAGATTGGAATGACGGCATCCCATAGTAGGTTCTATCTCATTAGTGAAATACTTGGCGAGTACAGTAGGTCTGCCATTGACCTCTGTCTGGAACTTAAGATAACCGAATAGATCAGCACCATTCTCACTAACCCCCCACCTGCTACGTGTAAGGTCTACTGGCATACCGTTATGTTCTGATGCTTGAAGTACAGCATCAGCAAAGTCATGGTGTTGTATACCTTCCCAACGATCTGACCTTTCTTTAACTCTAGGCTTACCATCTTTCCCAATGTAACTATAGACTCTTGGTGTTACGGGAATGTCCTTCAACTCATGTAACTTTACTTCGCTTGCACCACAATGTAACATTAAAGACATATGCTTCTCCTATTCTGATGGTGATGTCCACGTGTGAGTTTCCTCTACCACGATAGACGGTTTGTAGCCTTTGTACCTACCATAAGACCACCTATTACGTATCTGATGGATACGTTGTCGAGATACCCCCCAATAATTAGATAACTCAGTAAGAGTTTTACCTTGAGAAAGCTCCTTAAGAATTTGCTTATCTCTCTCAGTAGGCTGGGTTCTCATTTTCCTACCACGTTTCTTTCTTAAAACAATCAACTCATGTACCTCCTTTCATGTGAGAATACAGGCGTTCCCAGTATATAAACATCAAGCCAAAATCTACGGGAATAAACCCATACTGCTTGGTATATATCCACATACTGAGCCAACCAAAGTTACTCAAGACACACGTCACCGCACCGATACGCTTACCCTGTCCAAATAAACGTATGCCTATAAGCGTTGTAATACTAAGTAATAGTTCTATCCAGATCATTCACGCCTACCACAAGACTCAGTAGTAGGATCGCAGGGAGTATATCGCCAATCTTCTACAGCATATCCCTTTACCCTGTTAGACAACATCTCTGCATTTTTGTTACTGACATACCAAATGGTATATGTAACCATAGATGCTACTAATATTAATATAATCAAATAGATTCTACCCACATCTACCTCCTTCCTTTTCTGTATTTATATTTATAATTTCTACATGGATTGTGAGTTGGTGTTAGCTCTATGAATGGGTCAACAACATCCGTTAATTCAAGCTCACCTGTTCTCCTATTAGGTTTGTATATTTTTACCAAACCATGCGTACTAGTTCTTCTTGGTTTCTTCTTCCCGATCATGTGTACTATTTCCAACGTATTCCTCCTCATCTTTTATTACATCGTATAGTAACTTACCTGAAAAAGATCCTGCTGTTGCAATAACATAGGTAGCAACATCGCTACATCCAATCTGCATAAATAATAGTAATGCTAATATACACTTAGTCATTATTCTCCTCTGGTTTGTTAGAATTAACCCTATCCCATCCTTCTGGTGTGTCACCTAAGTCACGTATCTTTTGTTTTGTTTCCCTAATCTGTTTACTTAGCTCTCTGATTCTTGCTTCTACAGCAGGGATACCAAATTTTCTTAGCCGTACTCTTACTGGTACTGTAACTGTAGTCCATCCCAATACTTCACCACTTCTAAACCCTGTAGCACCACGTCCTACTGCATAGTTAGCTTTCTCATAAGTGAAATCACGGGTTTCTTCTGGTAGTAATGGTCTAGCTGATTGAAATTCCTGACGTAAACTACGTAACTTTAATTGTAAATCCATCACGTTAATTAATTGGTTCGTCATCATCGTTCTTACCTCCTTGCATAAGAGTTAATGTAGGTTGCCTTAACTTATGGTTCTTTTTATTCATTTTATCCATAGCTTCTTGGTCAGACGTAGAGAAACAGTAATAGCTATAGTCATACACATCACCCATAAATATCTGTAACTGTGCGTCATCTAGGAATTTATCGGTACGTTTTTCACCAAACCTCCACTCATACCAACGGCTAATTAAATCATCCAACGTACCTGTAAAGCCTTCTGTTTTAACGCTATCCATAAGCACTCCTTTCTATGGGACATCATCGGTACTGCAAATGTCCTATGAAAATAAAGTGGCTTTAGCTTGCACGATTCGTTACTTAGTCTATTCGTTAAATAGATACCACATATAATTAGGTGCTGACTTCCCACTATTAGTCCATCTCACGCACCACGCAAGGGGAATCCACTTATGGGGTTGACGCAACACACACCAAATGTAAGGGCAAGTACCCTTCGGTGCAGGTAATGTATTGAGCATAGCAGGCATTTATAGCCCCTGTCAGCATGGGTCTGGCTACTCAGGAGAGTGTAGATTCCCCCGATTCTCCCTTACTTTGTAACTAAACACCTTGGTCTGGGAATTAACCACGTTCACAACATACAATTCAGTAGGCGTGATCTTATATACTTCGTAGTCAAGTAACCTCTGACCTATTACTGGCTTCTTAGGTAACGTATAACTAACCCTCATGGTCATGCTTATCCATGCCCTCCTGACGACGTGTAATATTATCAAAGGCATCTGCTTTAGCACGTAGTTCATCACACTCTAACTGTACCTCTAGCATACGCTCCCTATCTGCTACCCCTGCTCGTTTTTTCATATCATCTACTTGGTCATCTGATCCGTGATACATGGTAGTCTTAGTAATCTCCTGTATCGCAGGGGAATTAAACCTAATCCTCTCAGCAAATGAATCAGAAAATTCTATACATAAACCAGCACCACTAAAGACTCCATCACGTATAGAAATCCTATGGTCTGGGCATAGTTTCATCCAGAACTCTAGGAAATTACGCATATGTTTAGCCTTATAATGCTCTATTTGTTCGCTATCTAACATAGCTCTAGTCCTCCTTTCTCGTGGTTGTGTAGTTGTTCTCTTGGGGAATTATGGAAACCACATGAATCAAATACCATGTAGTCATGGTAAGGTAATGGATACCCAATCATCTTGCTATGTACAAACCATTTATGGTTCTTTTGGTGTACACTCACATTCGCATACTTATTGATACGATCCTTAGTAGTACGTGTTTGCCAACCATCGGTGTTTAAAATACACGCACCATCTGGTCTATAAGTAACCACGTCAGTACGATGCAATCTAATAGCCCTGCATCCATCCTTGTAGATTACCTCAAACGTATTGTTACCAATCTTCTTCGCAC